CCGACGACGAAGTGCCGGGCGGACAGAATTACACGCCCCAGGTGGGCATGGTCGTCACACGCCGGGGCAACGCCACCAATACCGAGCGGCAAGGCTTCTGGTACATATCTTCCTATGAAGGTTGCATCTGCTTCCTCGACGGCGTGACGAAACCCATACTCGAAGAGCGTAACTACGCCATCATAATAGGCAAGCTGAAACGCCTCTCGCTGTTCGACAATTTGCCCATCAACTACCTGCACTCCTACGTCTACTGTCGCGGCATTGCCATTCAAGACCTGCTGCGCATCGACTTCGAGGGCACGCCCGTCGTCACGCTCAATGACCGCGGGTTCTGGTCGCTGGAGGTGGCGCAGAGCGACAACCCCTATACCGTGGGGCAAGAGACTGTCGACACCGTGTGGCACTACGGCTGCCGCTGGCGTTGCCTCGTGACGGGCACGACCGACGAGCCGCGCTACGCCGCCACGGGCTGGGCGATGATAGAGGGCAACCCGGCCTTCACCATCGACATCGACAGTTCCGCAGGCTGGGCCTTCGACGGCGGGCAGCTCACCGAGGATGTGCCGTTCACCACGCTCACCGTCACCGGCACATTGTACAACCGCGACGTGACGGCGCACATCCTCGATGATGACATCAGCTGGACACGCGACACGGGCAACGTCGCCGAGGACAACGCCTGGGCCATCAAGAAGGCCTCCGAGGGCAAGTCGCTCCCCCTCGTGGCCGACGACCTGGGGTTGGAGTTCCGACAAAAGGGCGTCTGTTCGTTCAAATGCACGGCCACGCTGCGTGACGGACAGGAAACATTGGTAACAGAAAATATAATAACTTTTTAGAAAAGATATGGCACTGACAAGTAACACCAAACGAATGAGCATCAGCTTCACCCCGCTGCGCACATCGGGCAGCATTGAGGTGACAGGCAGCGTGCCGCGCCGCCAGACGTGGAGTGCCGACACGGGCGAGTTCACGCCCGACTACACGCTGACGCCCCTCGTGCTCATGCCCCGCTGCAACGCCACCGACCCCGACCGGTATGTGGCCTCCGGAAGCGTGAACGCCGGCCTCACGAACATGAAGTGGTATGAGATACAGGGCACACAGCGCACGCTCATCGAGGCGGACAATGCCGGTTACGAGATAACGCAGGAGGGCGAAAACAAAGGCCAAATCAAGGTGAAGCGCAATTCGTCGGTGGTCACGCCGCTCGGACTGGAGTTCTATGCCGAATATGCCGACCCGCGCGGCTCGGGGCAGGTCTACGTGTTCCGCCTCTCGACCGTCGTGCCCGTGAGTGATGCCACCGTACCCGCGCCCGTGCTCCTGATTGACAGCCCGGCGACCGTCGTGTGGAATCCCCTGCGGCAACCCTCCGAACGCACCTTCACGGCCTGCGTCCTGGCGGGCGACACGGACGTGACCGCCTCGTCCGCCGTCACTTGGCACCGCGTGCTCGACGACACGGGCGCGGAGGAACTCATCACGGGCGACGGCGACAACGATTGGGAGGTCGTCTCCGTCGACGGCCCGCAGCTCGCCATCGACATGGACTACATCGGCGAAGGGATGACCTACGTCTGCCGCGCCACCTACGACGGGCGGCAGTGTGAAGGGGTCGTTACGACCCTCGTGCGCCGCATCCCGAAGGTGGAGGTCGATTGGGAGGGCACGCCCACGGCCGTCCCCGGCGGGACGACGGTCATCAGCCCCCGGCCCATAGTCCGCGACACGATGGGCATACTCGCGGACAGCGTGGCGGCCGAGTGGCTGCGTTTCCTCTGGCTGACGAAGGCGGAGGGCGCGAGCACCTTCACGCAGGCAGCCGAGGGGGCGTCGCCCACCATCCCCTTCACCGACGGCATGACGCTCCGCCTCGACGTCGAGGACCGCGGCCCGATGGCCGTCATCGTGGACGACGACGGAAGCTACATCACCGACGAGGACGGCAGCTTTTTGTTTCAACGAGAAAATGGATAGCAGCCCCACCCAAACCCTCCCCCGAAGGGAGGGCTTGAAAAGCAAAGTAAAAGTAGTAGTTTAACGTCGTTGAAGTAGTAGTTTAACAGCGTTAAAGTAGTAGTTTAATAAAACCCAAGTATTAACCATTTAAAACCATTACGACTATGGCATTTTACAAACCAATGCAACTGAAAAGGAACGGCAAGTGGTATCCGCAGGCCGTCCAAGTGGACAAACCCTTTGAGACCGACGAGCTGGCCGACCGGCTGGCGGACATCTCGACCGTCTCCCGCGCCGACGTCTACGCCGTGCTCAAAAACCTTCCCGGCGTGATGGCCGACATGATGAACGCCGGACGCTCCGTGCGCATGGAGGGCCTCGGCACGTTCCGCTACACCATCAACTCCGAGAAGAACGGCGTGGACACGGCAGCCGACGTATCGGCCGACCAAATCCGCGGCGTGCGCGTGCGCTACACCCCCGAGACGCGCCGCCCGACGAAAACCGGCGACGTGACCCGCGCCCTCGTGCCCGAGACACTGCGCTGGGTGCGCTTCGACGGTACGCCCGTCGACGACGAGGAAGACACCGGCGGCCAAGGCACGGACGACGGCAACGACGACGGAGAACTTTAAACAATGGACAATTCACAATTGATAGTATGGCATTCTACATCAAAGTAACACGAGAAGTGGCCGACGCGCTAGGTGTGACGGCCCTACGGAATCAGACGGCCGACGGCTGCGTGCTCTGTTGGCAGGCCGACCTCGACCGTATTGCCGGCGATACCATCTTCGACCGTGCCGCACGAGTGGGAGGCGCAGCCCTCACCCCGCAGGCGGCCAAGGCCGAGACCGACGGGACGGCGGACTATCCGGCCGAAGTCCATACGCCCGAAGAATACCGGCGCGACGAACCGACACCGTTGCCGGAGCTGCCGGAGGAAGGAGGTGACGCATGAGCCAGGCCAGTGCCGTCCGGCAAATACAGTACGTGCGGCAGGGCAGCGTCTACATGCCCTACCTCCAGTCGAACATGGGCGACCTCTTCCAGGAATACCAGGGCACAGCCGATGCGCCGGAAGCCATCGCGCCGGACTTCGCCGCGCTCCAGCCCGTGCTCTCGCTCATCATCACTTCGAGCCTCGTGTCGCAGGGCGTCGTCGTGCCTGCCTCGGTCAAGTGGTATTTCAACGGCACGGAGCTGACATTCGGCTCTGACAAGCTCTCGACAAACACCTTCGGCGGCGAGACCGGACATTTTGAAAACGTGCCCTACGCCGCCGGCACGCAGAACTACTTCGCGCTGAAGATTCGGAAAAACCTTGTCAAGGCCAGCGGCGGGGCGGCTGTCAGCATCAAGGCCGAGGCCACCATCGCGCAGGGCAACACGAGCGACAAGATTCAGGCGGTCTACTCCATCCCTATCACAGTGGGTGTGGGCAACTCGAAGCGCGTCACCATCACGGCCGGTGACGACAAGTTTTTCACCCTGACGGAAAAGGGCACGTCGTGCATCCTCAAGGCCGTCGCCTGGCTGGGCGGCGACCAGCTGAACACGGGGCTGACCTATGTGTGGAAACGCCTGGTGAGCGGCGCGTGGCAGGTCATCGCCGGGCAGAACGGGCAGACGCTCACCGTCAGCGACGACATGATAGACACGACGGGGCAGTTCCTCGTCGAGGTGTCGCAGGACGGCACGCTCATCGGCACCGACGTGCAGACCGTCGTCGACGCCAGCGACCCGCTCGACATCATCCCCAACCCGAACCCGGAGAGCGAGACCATCGAGGAAGGAAGCGGAGGTAGCGTGACCTATACGCCGATACTGGTCAAGCGCGGCTCGACGACGAAGTACAAGGACACGCAGTTTTACTTCACCGCCACCGACGCGGCCGGAAACGTGCTCAACCCCTCGACGGCCACCACGGCGCAGGCATCCTTCACCGTGACCGAGGCCATGTGCCAGCAGGCCAGCGGCAATGTAAGTCTAACCATCATGACAGCAGTATGAGTATCGCAAGCAAACAGACAGAAGTCAAGTACCTGAAGACGGGCCGGCGGGGCATGCTCCCATATCCGGCAGGCGAATGGACGGCCGAGGCGACCTACACCGCCACGGAGAACGTCGCGCCCTACGTCCTCCGTAATGGCACATACTACGTAATGAATAAGGTCGGCTCCGTGAAGGGCCTCGACCCGCAGACCGACTACGGCACGAACGGCCAGCAGGCCACATGGATTCCATTTGAGGAATACAAGGCCGTCTATGTGGAGCTGCTCATGGCCCGGCTGGGCCTGATAGGCAAGTCGGTGTTCTGGGACAATTACACCTTCTCCCAGAAGGGGGTCGACTCCCAAGGCCAGCCTTCCGACCAGTATCAGAACTTCGAGGCGGGCACGTTCACTCCGAACATACTCATCGATTGGGTGGAGGGGACGATACGCCTGCTGAAACTCGTGGCGGAAGGGGCGGACATATCCGGGACGATTAAGGCCAAGCTGGGCAACATCGGACGATTCCTTATTGACAGCGACGGGTTGAGCGGTTCTGATTCAGCTGGCAACGAAGTGCGCATCACGCCTGACGAGTTCTTTTTGAAGCGTGTCATCAAGTATGCGGTCTGGGAGCTGGCCCGGTATGAAATGCGCATGGGCGGAAGCGGAGGCGCGTCGCAAAACGACCCGAACTCCATGATTGCGTTCGACATCTACCGCCATGCCAACAATACTACTCCGGAGACCCGGTATGCCCCGGCATTTCGCGTGGTTTCAGACAATTCTGCTAACAGCAACGTCGGCCTGCGTGTCGACGGCGGAGCCATCATAGCCGAACAAGGCGTGCTGGAGCGGGTCTGTGCGTTCAACTCGCATACCGACTTCAACCTCCTGCCCGTTGACAAAGGCGGCTGCTTCATGGTCTACAACGAGCAGAACACGACCATCTACCTGCCCAACCGTGAAGAGTTGTGCCGCGTCTTCGGCAAGAACTGGCAGACGGATTGGGTGACAGCGCGCATCACTGTGGCCTCCCATCGGAGCAGTCCGCAGGAGTTTACGCTGAGCTTCCAGTCGTCCGACTCCGGTACGTTCTATGACCACAACGGCAACGCCTTCACGCCGAAGCTCAGCAAGGGTGATGCCTTCGAGTTCTTCCTTGTCAGCGAACCGACGTCGTATTGGGCTTTGGAAGTGAATGCGAATGAATAAATTGAATTTACAAAACTAATAAAATAATAAATTGTTAAACCAGGGCGGATTTTGATTGAATTCAAACGCCCGTAAAAAGTAATAGATATGGCAATCAAAAAGAAGCTATTAAAAGATGTGGACTGGAGTAAGATGGTTACCGAAATACCAGTAGCTACGAGGACAACCCCTGGAATGATGACTCCGATAGACAAGAGATTCATGCCCCAGACGTTAA